AACACACGAGCCAATGTTTCTCTTGAAATCATAATACTTCCTTGGGCGGCAACAATTTTACTACCCTCTTAAAGTATTTTACTGTGTAATTGAGTCCAAAGTCAAGTGTAATTGTAGGTTCCCAACCGTATTTCTGGTAAATCTTTGAAATGTCAGGTTTTCTTTGTTTGGGATCATCCTCTGGGAGAGTGAAATATGCAATGCCAGATTTAGAGCCAGTTATTTTTAGAATTGTCTCTGCAATCTGATTCATTGTATATTCATCTGGATTACCAACATTGACTGGCTTATTGTAATCCCCTTCCAAAACTTTAAGAATTCCATCAACCGTATCTTCCACATAGCAAAAACTACGAGTCTGTTGTCCATCACCATAAATTGTAATCTTATCACCCTTTAGTGCCTGCACGATAAAGTTTGAAACAACTCTACCATCGTTGATTGCCATGTTAGGACCATAGGTGTTGAATATACGAACGATACGTGCATCCAACTGTACTACCCTCTGAAAATCATATACAAGACTCTCAGCTGCTCTCTTTCCCTCATCATAACAAGAACGAGGACCATAACAATTTACATTTCCAAGATATTCTTCTGGTTGTGGATGAACCGAAGGATCGCCATAAACTTCTGACGTTGATGCCTGTAGAAAACGAGCACCTTTAAGATATGCCATGCCAAGGAGATTATATGTTCCTTGAACATTGGTAAGCATCGTTTGAATAGGATTGGCTTGATAGTGAACTGGAGAAGCTGGACAAGCTAGATTCACTATACGATCATATTTTTCTGAATCGTCATAAGAACAAATATCAGCATTCACAAATTTAAAGTTTGGTATTTTGAGAAACTTTTTGATGTTATCTTCAGAACCAGTACATAGATTATCTACTACTGTTACACGATGACCTTCTTTCAAAAGTCGCTTTACCATATGGGATCCGATAAACCCCGCACCGCCAGCTATCAAATAATTCATATAATCAATCCTCAAAAACATTATGTTGTAATGTACTCATACCCATATTTAGCAATATAATAACTGTCAACTATATCTGTTACAGGACTGCCCAATTTCTTATTTGGAAAAAGAAGTTTCTGTAAATCAAGTTTAGTCTCTGCTATGAATGCTTCAACCATTTTCTCTTTATCAGCATTGCCTTTTCCAGTAGCAAATTTCTTTATTACTGTCGGGGCAACTACATGTTGTTTAAATCCAAATTCCCAAATTTTATGTTTCAACAGTCCACAATTTTCAGCAATGTGAAATACACGTCCCTTAGAACCAAACGAATAATCTTCTATAAAACAAATGGGTACTGGATTCAATGGAAATTTAGATAGAAAGAATTCTGCGATTTGGTCATATCTTTCTTCCTCAGAATAATAATCGGAATGAAGTGTTCCTACTATTCTACCATTGGCAAATACACCAGTATCTTTCTTGACTGTGGTTAGATAATAAAACTGAACGTGTTGTATGTCCGGCTGCTCCATAATACAGATAGCAGGACAGGATAGACTATAATCTATCCCAATAATAGTCATTCGTCATTCTCATCATCATCTTCAATGTCGTCAGTTTCTCTATCGACATCACCAGACTCTTCTATTTCTTCTCCGCAAAAAGGGCAATAACTAGGTTCTGGCATTGTTACTCCTGAAGTTTCGTAAGTGAGTTCCCATTCAGACTCGCAATTTTCGCAATCTAATTGTGTGCTACGTTTCATAGTTCACATACTCCGGCTGAACATGCTAATTCCTTAGCACTAGTTGTAGTATCAGTTTCTTCTTTAAATAACGTCCAATCAATATTAACGTTTTGAGACGCTAACAACTCATTATACTTAGTCTCGTCTATTTCCTCATACGGAGCCTGACGATATGATCCAGTGTCACGTGGTAGAAACGATACACCGGAAATAACATTGATATTTTTATATACCCATGCTCCTACTTCCATCCATTCATCATCATCAACATATACTGTAATGGATGGCTTATGTTCGCACCAATTTTCCTGATAGACTTTCCAAAGTTCTAATTGCTGAATAGCATTTACATCTTTAACTAGAATAGAACCTTCTGGTGCCTTCATTGGGAATGAAAATACCCAATTGCTCTTACCATAGAAATCTTCTTCCGCTTGATAGCCATGAGAAATCATAAACTCAGCAAGTGGATCTTTTTTGTCTACGCGCACGCGACGGATATAATATTGAGAATATCGAGGATGGATTCCAGAAGCAGAATCTACCAATTGACTTACAGTGCCGGATGGTTTAACGCAAGTAATAGCAGCAGATGGTTCTACATCTAAAATTTTTGCATAATCTTTATTGATCTTAACTGCATGCTCACGCAAGTTAGCTAACATAGAACCAGGTCCTGAACCACCCTGATCAGCATACTGACCTGATAGATAAATATTGTCCATGATGCCTGTTAGAGAAACGCCTAACAAACGTTCTTCCTCTGTATTGGTTTTCCATTTCTTATTTAAGTATCGGAAATCGGAAAGTGTGGATTGAAGTGTTCCAAGAATGGTAGCAAATTTAACTTTACGCTTCAGGGATTCAAAATCATCACCGGCGCGCACAACTACCTCAGATAAATTACAAAACTGATAAGGACGTAGAATAATCTCTGCGCATGGATTAGTACCATAGTCAACATCTACACTCCTTCGTTCATATTTGGCAGCTATCTGTTGAGATGCCTTACGAGAGAAGATACCTCTTTCACCAGAACGTGATGTATGAAGAGCAACCCACTCATTCATGAATGTTGCCATATCAGGCTTCTGTTCATAAACAGCAGAAATATTTGCTAGAGCACGGTGCGGATTCTCAATCCACCAATTACCACTTTTGGCATGACGAAGTTGATCATCATTCAAATCTGTTAGAGAAATCAAAGCAGAACGACGAACGCCACCACAAACAACGATGTCTGCAATCTTACAAACGATGTCATGGCATTCGAGAGTTGTCAGCTTGCGTCCTCGTGCCTTCTGAAAGATATTAAGCGTGAAACGCATCAAATCAACAAGAGGCTCAGGACCAGAAGCGCGTCCCCCGAACGTTTTTAAACGCTCCCCTGCGGGACGGAGTTTAGAGATATCCCAGAGAGGAATCTTACCAGAATATAGAAGGGAGAGAAATTCACGGAATCCAGTTGCCCAACCCAATTTGGAATCTTTGAAGACAATCATGGTATCAGTCGGATGTAACTCATCAGGGACTTCAGAAAGCTTGTTTGTGTAACGAGATTCTACAGAATATCCGACGCCAGTTCCGCACATTAGAATGTACATGATCTCATCAAATGCTTTTGAGCTATCAATGGGAACATATGAACAATTATATCCCGCAACATTGTCCTTATCAAGTGCTGGTCCTGCAGTCATCAATGCGCGCATCGATGGCATTACTTCTAGATTAAGTATGGCTTTGCGTAGATCGTCCCAAGGCACCTTAGCATCCTTGTGACGATCTTTAAAGAAGTTGATATATCTTGTGACAGTTTCTTCCCACGTCTCTCTGCGTTTCAGTTCATCGTTGTATCTGGCGTATCTAGAAATATGAATAAATTGTGAATACAGGGTGGGCAATGTCTTGGACATTATAACCTCTTTATTATGTTTTGTTTGGGGGGATGTGTATATAGCTTAGATTGAATTTCTAAATGCTTTTACACAATGGGGGACGATTGGTTCGATTAGCTGAAGCATGGCTTGAGCATAAACACGAATTTCATATTGAGAATGTTCATGCATTCGAAGCCTCAGGAAGTGAAATAGATTATGAAGGTCAACAGACGCGAACATACGCGAATATGCCGCAACAGGTAGAACTGCGCGGGCAAGTTCACGTGGGCAGCCTTCACCAATTAACTTCTGATATCGGTCAAATGATTCAACACATTGCTGCGCAATAGTCTCTGCGATTGCCTTAGCGTTTGGATGCTGTTCAGTTGTACGCATCTGTTTGTTAGATGTAGACTGAGTTGTTATTTGTTCTAGATTTGGAACATAGAATCCTTCATCCAATTCTGTGTAACGTGCAGATACTTCGTTGTAAGACCAAGTACGATGACGATGCCACTGACGGAAAACAAATATGGGTGCCTTGACTTCAAATGTGAAGCTAACTGCTTCAAATGGAGACGTATGTTTATTCTTCCAAAGATAATTGATGAGCTTTGCATCCTTACCATCCTCATCACCTGCGCGCCAGTCGGCATCATAGGAAACGCGAGCAGAACGAACTACGCTCAAATCATTACCCATATGATCTACCAAACGCACATATCCTGGCACTTCATGACCTGCCACTGGTAACACATCAATCTTACTCATTAACATTTTCTCCATTCATTCAATTTCAACTGAGCCGTGAGACCCGAATATACATTATTATCAATCAGGTGCTTGAGTTGATCTGAATCCATCCCTGACCTAACCATATCATTCAAATCTTTTGCGTCTGGATCATAAGGTAAAAATACCACAGGATATCCTTCTATGGTTGCGTCCCTTATCTGACGCACAATATCTTTGTTGCGCGGCTGATTATCAAACACAAGTACCACATCATCTAATCCATATTCCTTCTTTAGAAATTCAGCCAGACCAATAAGATTAGAATCTCCTGACGCTACTGAATTGGGTAGAAACAAACTATCAAACTGTCCTTCAGTTATATACACTCTGGAGGAAAGATCAAGTCTATGCATTCCATAGATCTTCTTTTCATCAAGAAGTTTTACTGTTATGTATCGTATTTTTGAATCAGCTTCTAGGGATCTGCCAGTGACGTTAGTAACCATACCATCGCGATTGGTATAAAACATAACTATGCGAGCGTCGTCAAAGAGTTTTTCTTTTCCATGATTTGGAAAATTATCATCCAGGAACTTCTTGTAGCTCTCTGTGAAGAAGATTTCATTCCAGTATTTTTCTGGTATCCTTCTATTCTTGATATAGTCTTTGGCATAATGACCATCAGGTAGATTCTGAATAGAATTTGCAGAAAAGTCTTGAATGGATTTATAACGATCTACAGGTTTGGGTCCAGT